CATTTGTTTCAATGGATTCTGCAACGTTGAGCCGTGTTTTTCTTTCGCGTTCTTCCACGCTTCCGGACTTCTCGGTGTGTTCCGATTCATTGCGTACAAGATTGTCAAAAATCCACAACCTGTAGCGGCGGTGGGGCGCGCCTGTGGCACAAGCAGGAATAATAAACGATTGGACGGAGTACCCGATAGCTTCCAAGTCAGCGCAACACGTTTCGAAAACCAATCCGTCCGACCAATTAACAAGCCCGCGAACGTTCTCGCCCACGACCCAACGGGGCTTACACTCTCCGACAACTCTAAGCATCTCTGGCCACAAGTGGCGTTCATCTTCTGAGCCTTTTCGTTTTCCTGCAACGCTGAACGGTTGGCAGGGAAACCCTCCTGAGAGTATATCAAGTCTTCCAGAGTAAGCTGTCGCGTTAAAGTCTTTGATGTCTTCGAATTGTTCTGCATTGGGGAAATGGTGTTTGAGGACTTTGCGAGGGAACTCTTCCCACTCGCAATTAAAGAGGTTTGTAAATCCCGCCCATTCAGCGGCTAAATCAAAGCCTCCAATCCCTGAGAATAAACTGCCATGATTCATAGTTGCTTAAATGTCTATCTGTTGCTTAAAGTGTTCGATTACTGATTCAGTCTTCTGCTTGTAGAATGATTTAAACTCACCCTTCTTGCCTTGTGACTCCCATAGCTTAAACAATACACCTCGCAGTCTTTGGCTTTGGGTCTTTGGCTTATCGTAGATGTCTAGCTCTAGGTTGTCTAGTTCGTCTACCTCATCCTGATTCATCTCTTCGGCAGCTCGAAAGTACAACACTCCAAACGTATCGACTAGCTCATCTATTGCCATCACTTCCGTGCTGGTCTTCTCTTGTGTTATGAACCTAACGCTTACCGATCGGTCTTTCCTTCTTTGGTATCCGTCAAGCATTGCTTGCGTTAAGATTCGCATGCCGCATCGTATGCGTGTTCCAACTTCTTAAGCCTTTCCTTAAGGCATCCACCACACCGAGTGAACCGTGCTTTAAGTCTATAGATGTCTCGATACAGTGTGTTTGCTGCCTTTTGTGCGTTTGCATCTAGCGTTCCTTTCCCCCATTGGTCTTTGATTTGTTCTTCCCAAACGGTTTTTTGGTCTGCCGTCATTGTTTTGCCATACGGGAATAACTTGTTCCACTTATCCTTACGAGCTGTGCATCCGCAATCGTCTGTTACTGCTTCGACGACCTTCTTAATACCTGTAGCCTCTGTAATTTTTTCTACCGTATCACCCAGCCCCTTGGATTTTTTCCTTGTTTTTTTGGATGTGGTCTTTGGCTTTTTTGAGACTTTCTTGGATTGTTTTTCTTCCGATTCCTGTTGCATTGGTTAGCGTATTTATACTGTGATTGTGAATGTAATAAACTCTAAATATCTCGGCTTCGAACCAGTTTAAATCATCGAGTAATGAGTCGATCACTTGCAACTGTTCCTTGTGGTTCATGTCTGCGTAGCTGTCTGACATGTTACCCACCGCTCCCATTGGATATTCAAACGTCACGTTCTCCGTCCATTTTTTGTACTTGTAGTAAAACCGTGTAGTCTTTGAAAACGAGCATATTTTAAGCCATCGCAGTACGTACCAGAGCAACTCACCTCGCTCACACATATCAATGTATTTGTCGTCCTCTCTCTCTAAGATACTGACTGCCACGTCATTAACCAAATCATTGCCGTACTTTTCGCCCGTGCAAATATTGGCTATTTGTTTTAATTCGTCATAGTGGTCATTAAAAAACTCTTCAATACAGGTCACAAGTCTTTAGTTAGTTGTTTAAAGTGGCTGGTTAACTCTTTTAACTCAACCGTTGTGAACTTCATTGTACTATTGCTTTTCTGTATCAAACGATCACAAGTGCCTTCACCATAAACTGCGTCTAGTTTACGGCCAAACTCAAATTGTCTGCCGCCATTACCCATATTGCAATGTGCGCATTGTGGCATGCAATTCAAGGTTTCTAACTTACCGTCAATTTCTTCGAGATGCCACCTTGTGCTGTACTTCGTTCTAGTTTGAAAGTGTCCAGCTTGCATACCGTCCTTCTCCCAAAACTTCTTCTTGCCACAAGTCCAGCATGATACGTAGCCTGTTGTGTCGGCATACCGTCTTCGGACGTATATAGAATACGCTGCGTCTAAATTTGCTACTGCTCTAGTTCGTTCGCTCACGTTATCTAATATAACGAAAGGGGGAACGCTCCGAGTAGTCCCCCCTCTCTAGCTATAACCAGTAAACCGATGACAATATAATCATAATTCTTTATCCCATCCGTTTTTCTTTGCTAATCGCGTGCCGATTCCTTCGGGTCTAAGTTTAACTTTTTTGTCGCTAATAAATTGCTTTAATGTCAGTGGTTCAATTTTATCGGCCATGCGTTCTGATTCCTCTTGCTGACTTTTCTGGTGATTCTGTTCTAACACTTCTGCTCTAACCTCACCTTCGTAGCGTCTTAAAAATTCTAGAATCTCTGCGGACTTTAAACGCTCAAATAGTTTACCAAACTTACCCATGCGTATCATGTCAAAACACACCTTAAGTTCTTCCAACTTGAGTGTTGGATGCTCTTGCAATATTGCGCGGCAAGTAAACTGCAACTCCTCATCTGTGCTTAATGTTTTAGTGCAGTTCATATCCTTGCACAACTGAGCTACCTGTGAGTAAATCCAACCGCGACATAAATCGGGCATGACCTTTACAGCCTTTTGTATGTTGGTGCCTTCATTCCATGCGTCGTTTGGCTTGATCAAATGTAAATCACCCTTGAGTAATAAATTCGTTTGCGGCCTCAACGCTAAAGTTTTCTCCTTTAAATCCATGATTTGATTTTTTCCATTGTTTCGTGTTGCGTATCCAATTACGAGCAGCAGCTTTCCAATCCTTTAAGGGTTTGCCTTTGCCTTGCACCCAACCATTAGCCGTGTAGTAATCGTAAAAGCTCAGGCTCTCTTTGGCTAACTCACTGTTTGCTGTCGAAGGTAGTATCTCTGAAAAGTATTTCTCTACCTCTTCAAACGAATTTGGGATTTTTCCACTATAACTTGTTTTTTTAGATTGTTTAGATATATTGTTATTATTCTGTAGACATATTGGCGAGGCTGCATCGACATATTGGCGAGGCTGGGTAGACAAATTGTCTATGCTGGCTGGACATATTGTCCTCTTACGTCCATCGGTCTTTATCTTAATTAACTTTGCCTCGTGCAATCGTTTGATGCTTCGGCTAATTGTGCGCTCACTAACACCATAGTCTTCAGAAATCAATGTGTTCGATTTGAAGAACGTGTGATTATCCCAATTAAACGAATCGATATCAGCCCACAATATTTTGTCGATTGGCTCTAATTTCTTGTTTTCAAGAATTACCCTTGGTATCCAGATCCCTTTAAACTGCCTCATAAATTACTTCAATTTGATAGAAAGTAGTTATTGAAAATTCTTCTGCTTCAGTTACATCTGCCGTCCACTGCAACAATCCCTCCTCATCCAAATAGGCATAAATGTAACGTTCCATCAGTATTTGGTTTCTCCTGTTTTAAAATTTAATTCGAACCTACATCTGTCAAGCGTATGCTCTAACTTCTCACGTTTGCTACATGCAGGCATAGATGCAATTAAACTAAAAAGCAGTCTGCGATAACGTCGCAGCTCAATTATACTTCTTTCATGAAACCAATCTGCATCATAATCCATCGGGTACAGTTTTATGCTTTTTAACTTCTTGTAGCTCTACTATCCGATCTACAATCATTTTGGTTAAGCTGATAATATGGACACCTGTGTGATGTTTAATGTCTTCCATCTTGTACAGAAACATGTGTGGTGTATTGTTATAGTACCTGTTGGCAGTCATGTTTGTCCAATTCATTTCCCTATCCATTTTGGAGAATGACTTGTAGTGCATTTCGATAAATGTGCGTAATGTCATTTTTTCTTCTTTTTAGATTTCTTACTTGGTAAGTATTCTTCCCAATAAACTTTGTGATCAGGGTCATGCCTGTACCCTGTCTTAGTTGGATACAAAAACTTTTGTCCATGTTCACCATCTAAAAGGCTATAACCCAGTTGAAACACCAACGTTGATACATTGTCCTTGTTCATGTGCTTTTGCATCTGTGGTTGACGCTTTAACCATGCAAAGAAGTTATGTATGATGTCATTGTACTCGTCCTCGGACGTAGGTCTTGTGATAAATTCGTTCATTAGTACGGGTATTTTTCATCCTGACTAAATGTAGGGGTATCAACCGTGTTCAAGTTGTCGCGCATGTGCAACATGTTCTTAGCCTCAATTTTTATCTGATCCTCTGTTAATTGATTAGCTGAATTAGCAGTCATTTTTAAATACTCTAAAGCCGTTGTAATAGCCCATTGGTTGCTAATCCTTGCGTCTTTCTCCTCCCAGTACCGCTGCTTGTCCTCCTGCTCTTTATTGACCTTAGAGATACGCAAACTAACACCATATGTGTTTTCCGTCTTTGTGTATTCTACTTCGTCTCCTACGCTATACGGAGTTTTATCCGCACCTGTGCTATTGGCCTTGCCTGCAACACCGTCTTCCATTTCTACGAAGTATGGATAGAATGTCTTACCGTCCTTATTCCAAGGATTATCATCGGTGCGCTTAACTGATTTAATAACTGATTTTGTTTTCATCTTACTTGATGTTTAAAGGTTTATAGATTTTGATTAAACCCCATAGGTAGGTTTTAATCTTGTAAATTCTAATTTTAGGCTCAGTTCTAATTTCCAACACTACATTGTCACGTAGTAAATTGTTGAGAATGCTTTGTCGTACAGGCTTGAAACCCATTTCTTTACGCCACTGCAACCACATTTTCATCTCTTGATTATTCATTGATGTCGTAAAATAAAGTGAAATATCCGTACTTCTTTTCGACCATTAAGAGGTGTTCGAAGTCGTCCTTCGGTAGCTTAGATAAGAAATACTTGTCGTATCCCTCCGCACCCTTTGTCCAGCAATACGACTTCCATCCCGCCTCGATATACTTCTCTCGATTCTTATAGAAATCGTATTCGTCAACGGGTGTCCAAATGGACTTGCGATAAGCGGATGCGCTTCGGGTATGGGTCTTACCCGTGACCCAATTCTCTTCTTGACTGTGATTCATTTTGCGTAAGATTGTGTGTTATAACCTAAGTCCTGTTGTACCTGCTTCTGTTCTTTATGGCGACGATTGTATTGCACGCCTCGCAGCTCGGTCATGTCTTCTTGAACTTTGCGACGCATACGAACAATGCTTTCAGGTGTGGCCAACTCTTTCGCAGCTATCATTTGCAACAACTCGTACATCTTGCCTTTTGCCGTGTTCGTGCCTTTTGCCTGCAATTCTGAATTCCAATAGTTTGCAATGAGTTTGCTATCGTCATCACGTAGTGATGGATACCGCTTAAGCAAGTAGATTACCTTGTCCTTTGTCCTGTTTATCTTCATGGTTTTATATTGATTTGATGCAAATATACACAAAATTATTGGATGCTCCAAATCAAATATATGTGCATGAAAAACCCCCACCTCGTTAGGCAGGGGCCAATCAACATGAAAAAAACTAGGTAAGGGAAAACCTACAATGACATCACTACTGTCATATTTTCATACAGCAATTTACTATTTCTTGCGATTCTTACCAAGCACTACCGCGTTTAAAATGCGTGTCAAAATATTTACGATACGATCGTCTTTTTTTGTTTCGGTCAAAGCTGTTAGCGTCCCTGCTGCTACAAGCACAGCATTTAAAATTTCACTCCAGTATTCAGTTAAAAAAATCATTTCTCTTCTATTAAAAATTTATACTTCTCTTTTACATCAAAGCATGGACACGCCTTACGCGAAAAGTCATTGTGACCATACAATTCTAATTCCCCAAAGCAGACTTTCAAAGCGTGCCACAATTCAAGAAAACCCATTTCTTGTTCCGCTGTCATAGTATCTGCTGGTTTACCTGTCTTTGCCGATATACCACCAACATAGCAGACCCCAATAGATGTTTTGTTTTGACTTGCGGTATGCGCTCCTATCTTGTCTACACCCCTTCCTTGGTGTACTGATCCGTCACGGTAAATGACGTAATGATAACCAATGTCGTTCCAACCTCTGGCCTTATGCCATGTTCTTATGGTGTCTACATCAATGTGCGCGCCTTCGATAGTCGCTGAACAATGCAGAATAACTTTATCTAAATCTCGCAAAGCAGAAGAATTACACATAGAACCAATCCAATAAAACCGATTCTTACAAGATGAAAACTGTCCTCGTATTGTCTTGGAGATTTCATTCGATTCCTTTTTTAGCTAGTAGCAATTTGATTTCGTTAATTCCGCTGACTAAAACCTCTAGAGTTTCTTGCACCTTCGTTTCTTGTTTTTCTAAAGAAAATAGACGGCTCTTAATCTTTGTCACCTCGTTAGTGAGCTTCACCCATGTAGCAATGATGCCACTTAAAGCCCCCACAACAACACCTATCAAATCGTAGTCCATCTTTTTATATACTCTATAAGTTTCGCCTCGTTCTTTATTCGCTTAGAAATCTTTGAGGCCGATACCTTGCGCGATACGAATTTCTCTGTTGCTCCTGAGTCTGTTTTTATCGACATTGAGATTACCAAAATAGTTGTGTGTGCTTGGATGTAAATCTGCTCCCGTGTTGCTTGAATATTCTGGAAACAAACTTGTGTTGTGACAAAGATAATCCACCAAACGACTGCGGTAGAACATACCGATTTCCGTAGCCTTTTGTACAACCATCTTAATGTCACCCATTGACGCGCTAGTACCTTGCTCGTTGTCAATCAAAGTGACGCTGTTGTTTGAAAACCGCAATCGCATGACAAAGGCCACTTCAGCAAATGCAAGCTGCACAAGACACGGCTGGATGTAATCAGTGACCAATGTTTCGTAGTTGCCAACTAACGTGCTATCAATTATGTCCTGCTTCAATTTAGCGTCTAGGTCTGTTCCTAGAGCTGGTAGAATCCACCGATCCTGTGCAATGAGAATATAGGGGTGCAACAAATTGTCGTCTACAGCAGAACCAAGTGCCGTGTCTTTTTTAATCCGCGATGCGTTGATATACAGTGTAGCCATTATTGCTTGTCTATTGGTGCGATTGCTTCCTCTCCTTTCTGGACTACGTAAGGGTTGTTTCCAACTCGACGCATAACTGCGTCCCAATCCTCATAAAGACCATCTGCTGTGTCTGGAAGACCATCAGGTACATATACATATATAAGTCTTTTGAAACCGTGGTAGCAATTCTTGCCTCCAGCCCATTCAAAAATGTCATAGCTACTTTGACCAGCAGCAGCAAATTGTCCATTTACGCCATCAGAACTCATGTTGCCAATATCTTCGTAACGGTACTGAACACCTGCGTTTGCCAAATCCATCATTTCAACACAGAAGTCACGACTCTCGCCTTTTGGCTGTTGGCTAGTGGCCTTGAAATATTGATAACGTACTGCAAACAAATTGCCCTGTGGACTTACTACATCACCCCACTCCGAAACTAAATCGTAGTTGGAATAATCTTCCAACCCAAATTTATACATGCTATGCAGACGCTTGTCATCGCTAGTGTCGCTAACTGTTTCCTCCTTTAGCAGCATAAACTCTTTCGGCAGTGGCGCATCTTTGTCCGCTAAATGGTTTAACCAAATCGAGCCTTGAGTTTCTGTGATCCGAATTGGCTGTTCGGAAAAGATTTTTTTTTTTTCTTCTTCTTCCTTTTGCTCAATAAAACTTGCAGGCACAAGGTCTTTAAAGTACACGTCTAAAACTATGTTACTAGCAGATAGGATAGGTTGTATGCCGTGCAACAAAGTGTGCTGAAATGGCTCGATAACTGTTTTGCTATACAAATCGTATGCGTCACGCATTTCATCTGCGTTGCTACCAAAACCACCACCTTCTGATCGCAGGCCAAACAGCAATGGAGAAGTTACGCGATGACCAGACAGGATTTCTTGAAAGACCTGCTTTGCTAAAAAGTCATAGGTGTCGTGAGGGTTAGGTAAATTAAACGGCTCAATGGTAGGTGCTGAGTCTTGACCATCATTAAAGGTCATTAGAATTTTGCCTGCATTACTTGCGCCCCCAAACTTGTCATAAATCAAACGCTCTAAATCTCTGCGCTCATCATCTGTCGGGATGCCTCCATTGAAGCTAATCACCATAGAGGGAAAAAGCCCCGTTTTTATGTTAGAAAGATGGAACTCAGCTATGTTTTTGTCTAGCTCACAATACGCTGTAGCCCCCTTGTAACTTGGGATACCGTAGAAGAAAGAGACAGGGCTGTATTCTTTTATGTGAATGATTTGACTAGCGGCTGTACGGTCATTTACGTCAAAAGCAGGAATTGGATTTGGCTTAAAATTAGATTGATTGGATTCAATCCAATTGGTGCTATGGTAGAATATTTTAACCTCATCGTTGTCATCTGCTTTACCGCATCGCATTGTGCTTGCAGGTACATGATGAACTTCGCTAATAGTGCTGCGATCCTGTGACCAAATTACATTTAAGTACGCATTGCCATATAGCTTTAGGTCGAAAGCAGCTCGTTTCAAGCTGTCATGACGAAACATAGATTTTAACTTAACCCATTGCTCTACGTTATCATCTTTGATGTCACAGTCCAATCCTTCACCATAAATCATGTCCGCTGTGCCTTGCACAATTGCGCCATGAATAGACGAAGAAATAAACAAGTCGTCCAAATACAATGGATAGAGGTTGTCATCGCCAAAAAATACCCAGTCCTTGTTACTCTGATCGGTGAACATGGGTTGCTCATATCTAGCGTAATCAATTACGCCTAATTTAGTTTTCATCTCGCTCATTTGTATTTATATGCCTGCTCGTTCAGATGCTTTTCGGCAATGGTTTGGTTCTATGCTATCTAATATACCTGTCAGCCATTTGCCTAAGTTAGTCAAAGTGCGCTCCCGTTGGTTGGCTCCCAGGACAGCAGAAACGGAATGATTCCCGAAAGGAACACCCGAATCCATTAGAAGCCGATTAAGGAACTTTGACGCTGTGACCGATACAATTATCGACACGTCCCGAAATAGGTCGTATATGGCTCTCCAAATGCCTCTGAGGATATCTGAGGTAATAAAGTAAAGAGACTCACCAACCGAGTAAACAATCCCAACGGGGATCGCTACGATTGCGAGAACGAAGAGGAGGAGGATTTTA